AGCCAGCGGATGAAATCCATCCAGGACATGGCGGCGGCGAAAGAGAAGCCACCAACGATGGAGTTGAGAGTTTGAGTCTGGAGCTCCTGGGTGACGATATCGACGGTCTGGAGGGCGCTGGTAACGGTGGACATTGTATATAGTACTCTGGGAAAATTATTCAGGTAAGAGAGCCTCCTTCTCGACAACCTTTTTAAATTTTTTCGTTTTTATTGTTTTCATTTTCGTGAATAATTGTTCATCATCTGACGAATCATCACTAGAGCTGCTCCCCGACTCGTACATCTTAAATTTAGATTCGGAGAACGACCATGCCTCTGGCTCAGAGATACCCATTACTATTAATAGCATTTTTTAACATGTGTTCTGTCGGGTTTTGGGGCGCCCAACTTTCCCAACGATCGTATGCCTGATTCATGAGAATGAATCTTTCTTCCTGTCCTGAGTACCTTTCAAAGGGTGGGCAATCCTCTTCTGCCACCTCTTCAATGTCTTCGTCTTCATCGTCCGAATCCTCTTCATCATAAATTTCGGGAAATAAACTTCCTATATCCTGACCGACCGTATACATAGCACAATACTTCATCGCATATTCCATATCCTCTGAGAGTACAGTATCCCTCCCACACGCCTTGGAATATTCAGCTGCCAACAGCATACTTTTTTCCATGACAGGCATCAATATGCCAGTCATAGTCTTCATATACTCTTCAACCATATCAGAGCCTCCATCACCGAAGCCAGTTTGCATGTTCATATTTAGTATTTAGTTTCAAAAAGAGTTTGAGCAGTTCCCTCACTTACACGAAGGACGTTGTAGCTGAGTGCATACACTCGAATTTGTCTGCTGAAATCTGGACATGATGTAAGACTTAGGTTAAGAATCTGATCTTTTACGAGACTGAAGTTGATTTGTCCTGTGGGATACCACTCTTCGGGTTGAAGAGCGAAACTATATGAATAGAATCGTCTAATGAGTTGGGACTTTGAGTGATGGATCGCGGCCTGAACAGCTTTTAGGAAGATGACATTACCAATATCTTGGGTTATGATATCTTGGCCATCTAGGGCGAGTGTCAAATAGTCAAGGTTTTCATAAAGAATGAACTTCCCGTCCTGAACATTCGACGTGTTGTCATAATCGAATATGGTTACAAAATTACCTTGAAGCGTTTTGTCAACAGCATTCACATTACTCCCCTGTCTCTGAACGACAAAGTATAATTCTTTGATTGGATTTGTAAAACCCAAATTGAATTTCCCTTCATTTATACCAACACCAACTTCAAAAACATTTTGTTGGAGTTGTGTGATCAAATAATCAGTGGAGGAGTGTTTAATTTTAATACGTTCAGTAGAATCCAAAAAAACAACTTCAGTACAGAGTTGAAAGTCTTTTAGTTTGAGGGTTTCCTCTAAAGTAATATACGATCCATCACCTTTGATGACCAAATCCTGTGCATCTCTTAATTTGAATTCCAATTCAACTTCTTGTTTATCGATGGCGCACATGGGTACTGCAAGTTCTGGATGTTTATGGAAATAAAATGGAAGATCAACAAAGAAACTTTCGTCTGATGTTAAACCCAATGTATTATGAATGACGATACCAGAGTTACCTCCACCACTCTCAATAACCTCACCGACAAGTTTATCTGATGTTCTGAGGGGATACTTACCAATAAGTTGTTCGAGAGCTTTTTGTTTCGTTTGTGTAACATTCTGTTCCGAATAAATCTGAAGATAATCACTCGTGAGTCTTTGAATCACTTTACCACCAATGATGAGATCTACGTGTTCTATAATTGCATGGGCGACGGACTCTATGTACATCGTAGCACCGGTTTCAATAATCTCTGGAAGTGTCATCTTGACACTCAATGTCTTGATAAGATCGCCCTGGTTTTGGGGAATCTTAAAACGTACAGTGGTCCCAAAATCAAACTGATTATCTGCTTCTATATCCACAAATTCCGTGGAAAAGTTTGAATGTTTTTTGAAACTTTCCACAAAATAACTGTAGTCTGGATCTACCGTAAAGAACCTCTCTTGAGGCCCAGAGGCCGAGAGTTGTACTTGTCCAGCCATTACTACTATATCTATCTAAAATTTTAATCCAGCTAATCCACTCTCGATACGCAACACATTATAATTCACTGCATACACCCGTGTATCATTTTCATATGCAGCATTTATGGGGTTGATTTCAAGTGTGAAAAGCTTATGGGATATACGACTCATATTCACTTGACCAGTTGGGTAAGGCATATCGGGTTTGAGAGAAAATGAGTACATACCAAACTTTGAGGGACCCAAACGACGAGTTGAACCATTGATCGCTTCTGGTGTAAAATCAAGTGCTAATGGAGAATTTATATGGTGTTTAAGTGCTTGTTCATATGTGAGAAAGAGACCATCACGATTGAATACAACTTCGTTGTTGAAACGGAGTTCAGCACTTACGATTTCATTGTAATAATTTGGTAGGTTATTCAAAGATGCCAATTTTGAATGGGACACAAAGAAAAGTTCCTTCACTGGATGCTGAAAGTTGAGCATCACAGACTTTTTGTTTTCACCAGGTTTCATTATAAACTTTGCCAACTGCACCTGTGTAATGATATAGTCGAGTGGTCTTGACATGAGGTACCCCCTCTCTTCGGGAGTGACATACACAAAATCGGTATCTAATGAGAACTTGGTAATCGAAGCTGTCACGTCGGAAATACCTTCTGGGTCGGGATTATCAGGTGAACTGATATTTCTTACAAGCTGACTGAGAGGTCTTGTTTTAATTCTCACCTCAACCAATTGTTTCGTCAGGGCACATGTGGGTATAGCGAGTGATGGATTCCTATAAAAATAGAATGGGAGATCTAGGAAGTATGTATATTCACCTGCATAACTCAAATAATTTCCATGACCATTCAGGAAGTACAACGTCTGTTCGATGTCATCGTTCGTATTGTTAAGTTGTTGGTGCATGTAAATATATTCGCCTGTGATTCTCTCAATGGGCTGCCCACCGATCAGAAGCTCGGCATACTCTATGAGGTTTGTAATCACAGATGGTGACCAAACCATATCATTTTCAGCATCGTCATTTGGTTGTGGGTCAGTTAGGGTCACTTTGAGTGTCATATTTCTCACAAGATCACCCTTATCACCGGGTATTCTACACTCGATTATTTGTCCAAAGTCAATGTTCCCGTCAAATTGACTCTCCACAAAGTCAAATGAAAATTTTGTATGTTTCTTGAAATTCATCAGGAAGTATGAAAATTGTGGCTCACCTGTGATCCATTCGTCTTGGACACCGGTGGCAGCAAGCCTCAGACGGCCAGCCATTCCTACTCTATATGAGTAAAATTTTGGTAAATAAAACGAGACACTACAGTAGAATGAATCTTCAGTTGAAGAAATTCAAACCTGAAGGTATCGCTGATGATAAAGTGTGTGTTTTCATTGGTAAGCGTAATACAGGTAAATCGACCCTGGTGAAGGATATTATGTTCCATAAGAAACATCTCCCAGCTGGTATTGTTCTCTCAGGGACTGAGGAAGGGAATCATTTCTATTCGGAATTCATCCCCGACTTATTCGTGTATGGTGATTACGATAGGGATGCCATTGAGAGAGTCATGGCGAGACAGAGAAAATTAGTCGGTGCGGGTACAAAAAATTGTGGGGCTTTCATGCTTTTGGATGATTGTATGTATGACAATAAGTTTCTCAAAGATACATGTATCCGACAATGTTTCATGAATGGTAGGCACTGGAAGATTTTCTTCATGCTGACGATGCAGTACTGTATGGATTTACCCCCTGCACTTCGAGCAAATGTTGATTATGTCTTCCTCCTCCGAGAGAATATCCTCCAGAATAGAGAAAAGTTATTTAAATCATTCTTTGGTATTTTCCCAAATTTTGACATGTTCAATAAAGTGATGGACGCTTGTACTGAAAACTACGAGTGTCTCGTGTTGGACAATACGGTAAAGTCCAACAAGATACAGGATTGTGTATTTTGGTACAAAGCCACTGTTCGGAAAAACTTCAGGGTAGGTGGTCCAGATTTATGGCAACTTCATAAAAAGATGTACAACCCCAAACACATGGATCAGAAGGAACAGGATGCCAAGAAGGCTACAAAGAAGACAACTCTCAAGATTACGAAGACGCGTTGAGTATTGAATTCAAAAACATGTGACTATACTAAATGGCCACTGGTCAAGTACATACCATGAACCTATCCGATGACGGTGAGGGAATGGTTCCTCTTCACGACAATCCTTCCACGGCTTTTATGCAAAATGGGGGTGAAAAAAATATGAGTCAAAGTAAAGAGACGACGATGGATTCCACCCCCATTAATGATATTATGATGGACCCCCCAATGATGAACGATGAACCCAGGATGCAGGGTATGATGCCTCAAATGACTGCTCCTCAGTCCCAAGGTGCCTATCCCACCCCTCAGGCGCCTCCCCAACCCGAGAAGAAGAACCCCCTCAACCTCACCGATGAGCAGCTCACCGCCCTCGTTGTCGCGGTTTGCGCCGCCGCTGCCGTGAGTAAGCCTATCCAGGACCGTCTTGCGACCTCTATCCCCAAGTTCCTTAACGAACAAGGGGGTAGGAGTGTTGTTGGTCTTGCTGCCACTGGTGCCGTGGCTGCTATCATCTTCTACATTACCAAGGATTACATCGTCAAGCCCTGATTTTCCCAACCCATATTACTGTAGATAGAAGTATCTATACCCATAAAATAGGTCGCGAGGGCACCCGCTGTGAATGTCCCCACTAGCAAGGCACTCATTTTAAGTTTCTTGCTATTGTCAGCAGTTGGGTCCTCGATCGCCTCCCTCGTATCTCTGAATATGAAGTTTAGGGTATATGTGAGTACGAAGGCAATCACAGTAGACGCCAGGAAAAATACGCGATCCACTGCAAGTCGTGGGATGCTACTGACCATGAGACGAAGCATATTAGGAATGACGATGGTCATCCAAGTGATATTCAAGAGGTAATTCGATGTCAGTGTTGGAATTGCAGTCATGACATATATGGCTACCCAGTACAGAATGGCTGTAAGTAGAACACCTACAGGTGTCTTCATTTGATAGATACACAGATTATTTATCCTGGATATGCTCTCCACAGAACTCCGTCTTGACTGGAATTTTTTCGTAAATACCAAGTCCTACACAAATGTCCCGAAGTTCTATGTAGTTGTCCCAAAATTTTTGTGAATGTTCATATTCAGTCACTGTACAGTGTGCCAACTCGTGGATCAGGACGTGGAAGATCTCGTTCGTTTCACCATCCAAGCACACAGCTATCTCCCCACCCTTGTTCGTATTGTACCCGACGGCGCCATTCATACGCAAAATACCGGTGATTGGAACGCATCTTTTCAACATGTGGAACTTTTCGTTGTTCGTTTCATCAAGGTGTTCCCTGAGGATACGATACTTCTCCTTGACTTCCACCAGTCTTTGGGGTTCTCGGGTCGCGCTAAGTAGTAAGAGGTTTATGATGAGAAGTATGAAAAAGGCTATCATCTGTTATAGACAAAGATAAATTTACTATAGAGTTCCGAAATTGGATTTCCTCTGAGACCCTCCCAAAGTTGTAGGCTAAATCCTACATCCTCCAATTGTGTCACGAGATGATCTTTATATGCCACCGGCTCTGATTTTGGTCCATCTGCATAGTAAGGTGTATCCGAGAGATGCACAAATAACTTCTCACCAAACCCACCATTTCCAGGTTCTTTTAGTTTGAAAAAGTTACCCATATCATCGACTAGGGGTGTTTTGAATATAATCTTCTCTGAATCTGGAATGATACCGATGAGATGACCACCAGGTTTCATACGCTTTTTGATTTCTTTTATGGAACTCATAAAGAATGCCCTTGAAGCAAAAATATAATGAAGTGAAAAATTGAAGCACACTACATCAAACTTTCTATTTGGACAGTCATGGACATCTCCTTCATAAAAATTGACACGCATATGCATGTTTTTGGCACGGGACCTAGCCTCCTCGAGGGCCTTAGGTTCTGGATCACACATGTTTATATTGACCCCACATTTGTGCCATTTTTGAAGATCTCCACCGAAACCACAACCCACGTCGAGAATATGTTGTCCCTTTTGTGCCACAGACTGTATCAACATCCTCTTCGCCTCATTGTGATTCTTACGAATTTCTTCCATAGTCCTTATATTCTTCAATTTTTTAACTCACTTAGGATTGCATTCGCTAACTGCCTTTGTCCAATTTTGAATCGACCCGCGTATATGTAATTCTTTCTAAATTCATAACTATTAAGGAATTCTACAATTCGATTCATATCTACATCTACATGTGGTATGAGACACAAAAGTTTTCCACCAAAGTAGGATACCGCACCCTTGAAGGCAACTCTATCATTCCTAGTCAAAGTCCTGACATACACACATGGACGACCATCATTTTGTTCAATTGTTTTGATGTTTCTTGGAGCACCCCATTCGAACCAATTATTCTCATTGAATTTTTTAATCTTTCGATTCATGAGTTGATTTTTATTTTGTAGGAGATGTGCATCAATTGTTTTATTCCCACTTGGAAATAAAGTTGTAAAGATAAATTTTTCTGTATCCCCCTCATCGAGAAGAATTTCTGTATTCCCAAATGGAACTTTATATACCTCATCCTTTCCAGAGACAAGACCTACATACACATTAAATACATTCGAAACAGTATCTCCACAAAGAGCTGTATCACTGAACGTCACGATACCATCGATCGTGTTACAAAACTTTATCTCATCATTGACTTGAACCATTTGTGTGAATATACCTTTTCGGTACCTAAACACGACTACATCCACACTCGCTGAGTCAAATAACTTTTCGTCATGTGGAAATAAAAAGTGTGTAAATGACCCATGTTGAACCATATCAGATATGATCTTTGAAGCACTCGTCAATTTTATAAAATCTGATGGAACGATGAAGATCAATTCACCATCATCTTCTAAGAGTTCATAACATTTCTTGATGAAATGAAGATATAAGTTTCCATTTGATTGTTGAACATAAGGTGGATTTCCTATGATAGTTTTAAACTTTGTATCGAATTGTTGTGACATGAAATTTCCATAAACAACTGTTTGATTTTTATTAAAAGTGAGACATGGTTTAATTGAGGAATCAATCTCAAAACAATACATGGGGTAGGTATCATCATGTTCCTTGAATTTTTTTAGAAGGTGTCCAGCCCCAAAGGATGGTTCGAGAAGAGGGCTACCCAAATGTTCCACACGGTCCATCACATATTGTTGGAGTCCTTCATTAATCGTGAAGAACTGACCCAACTCCTTGCGCATTACTCCTCAAAGCGTTGAAAACTTTAAGTGGTTCTGCCCATTTCTCAAAAAGTTCAACCATCTTCTTAGTGACGAGAGATTGGTACTCTTCATTTGTTCTCGTGACATGCGCAGAGGGCCACGTGATCTGAATACCATTTGATGGGTTAATCTTGATATGTTGTTCGGGGATTTCGTCGAAATTTCCAACCCAAACACGTGGTGAATTTTTGGCAACAATAATCAGTCCGTATTTTTTCAGTTCCCTATCAGGTGGAGTATTGGCCAAGGTGTTTGCAATACCTACACGACTAGTACATGTGGATTCATCAAAAATATATTTTATGAAGTGTGTCGAGCCAACCAAGTTATTCGCTTGACCTGGTCGATCTTCGACGACTTTGATGTTTATCGGTAAATCATGTATCCATAAATCACCAAGCGCTCTATCCTCCCCTCTTCTTAGAACTCCTGGGAAAGTATCAATAAGGTAGTCTGAAATGACATTCTCGTCTAATCGACTGTTATCACGACCATCGGAATGTGTTGTGTTAAGCACAAAAGATTGAGACGAGAGACTTGTTTCTATGATTGAGTAGATGGCTTTGGTATCTCTTACCAACCACAACAATTCCAAATAAGTCCATGTGATCCTACTCATTTAATAGTATTTGTCGTTCATTTTTAAGTGTATCACTTAGGACTTCTATAGCTTAAAGTTTTGCATCGTTACACAGATATAATGTCTCTTGAAACTGACTATACCACCGTTCCCGGACAAGTCTTCGCGTGTATCTCTATTATTGGACCCGAGTGTCCCCAGAAGAATGATAAATTTGGTGTCAAGCTCCGCGGCGCTTTCGGTACCCGTGATGAGGCTGCCAATCACGCCAAGCGTCTCCAAAAGGAGGATCCCACCTTCGACATCTACGTTGTGGAGCAATACAAGTGGCTGTTGATCCCCCCTAACGCCGACAAGATCGAGGATGTGCATTACACCAACGAGAAGCTCGAAGAGATCATGGTTGGATACAAGGAGAATCAGTCTCAAGCTGCTCGTATGTTCCAGGAACGTAAAGCTGGAATGACCACCCAGTACTCTGCAGGTGATGAAAATTCTAAGTTTTACACCAAGCCAGATGAACCACCAATCTCTCACCCCGCAGAGGTTCTGGAGCGTCTCAAGAAAGAGAAGCCTGACGCCCCAATGGAAGAACTTGTGAAGGAAGCTGATGCAGTCGTCGCCGCTGAAATTGAAGAGCTTCAGAAGAAGCGTGAAGCTGATGCCAAACTTGCGGATGTGGAAGAGGAGTCTGCGTAAATAATATTACTATATAATAAACAAAATGATCAAGATTATTATTACAATAATTTTGGTTAGTACTTTCTTTATTTTGTTTTATAATCCGATGGTTGAATTACAAAACAAAACAGAAACTGAAACTGAAGTCAGTACTACTGCTGGCTTTATCGAAGATACAGATGATGCATTTATTATGCCTAGGTATCCAACACAACTTATCAAAATGGATAATGCGGGGAATATCAAGTCAATATACGGAGATGTTGGAACATTTGTAGCGTACTCAAGTGTACCTGAGAATCACTGGTTGCATGGTTTTCCCCATAAAAAAGCCTAAAAGAAAGACTGCGAATGCGATAATCCAAGTAGATTTATCAACCTTCTCGAATAAATCAAATTTATCATTTTGAGGTTGAGGTTGATACATAGGAGGCTGTATAGGATACTCCATATAATATGGTTGTTCATCCTGTACAGGTTCTTCATTCTTATCATTAATTAAAGGGTCCATAGTGGGGTTATACTCAATGGGGTTTCCGATGTCAGTTTCCATTTTCTAATTATAGCTCTGTTTTTTTTAAGCATCTTCTAACTCACTATCACTCTCATCATCCACGATAAAATCCTTGAGATTTCCATTTTCATCTGCGTCACTGTCACTCTCTTCCTCACTCTCATCCGAATACCGTTCTTCTTCGGTATCTATTTCCGAATCAAAATCTGTATCATGATCTTCTGCACTATAATCATCTACGAGATCCTGTTCCGTTGCTTGGAAGAGCTCAGGTTTCTTTATCTTGCGTCCTGATCGAGTGATCATTTTAACTTTTATAAGGCACTACTGTTTAAGTATCTTTACAATATCAGGTGTTAAACAATGCGTTCTAGAAGTATTTTTCTTACAACGAGGGCATTTTTGCTTTATTTCCTTACCCTTGATTAAATAGGACATCACAACATCTTCGTGCCTTCCCTTGATCGTCTCACAGTAATTAGAGTTTGTGAGTGCCACAAACTGCGTTTTATCTTTGTTAATAGTGACCACCTGTAGATCTTCCGGTCCATGCATATTCTTCCGGATGAACACTTCTAGAGGTTCTTTCACGTCACCACACTTCACCTGGGGTTTTTCTACTCGTTTCTTGATTTCTGGACACTTCTTGATGTCTTCCTTCTTTGGATATAAACCCTCGACAATACTTGGTGTGAGGTGGTGTCTTCGCCCACAGAAGTCTTTACAGAACCCATCTCGCCTCCCCCTGAGTGTTGGACACAAACAAAAACACTTCTGAATGATCGTTTGGCCACTGATAATGAACCAAACGTGATTAGACCCATGCTCCCGCTTGAGATTTTCACAATATTTAGATGTCGTCGAGACTAGGTATGTATCCTTCTTTTTGAAAATCTTGGGAACATATGCATTCCCCTGTCCCTCTAGGTGTGTGCGAATGAACTCCTCAATTTTACCCTTCAATGCATCATCATGAACCTCATCCTTCGTCTGTGCAGCTGTGAAAGTCCCCTCTTTGATAACTGTAGAAGGTGGCTCTACATGTGTGACCTGTGGTTCATTTGTACGAACGACGGCCATCTTTAGAATATCGAGGGTGGGGTCCATTCCAATCTTCATGAGCGTGCTCAAGGGACCGTGGTGATACATGAACACGGGGAGATAGGCGAGTTGATCCACTTTCCCCTTTTCGCAACCAGAACACCCTTGACCATCGCATGCACTGTGTTTCGCCTTTTTATATGACCATGGCATACGGAACCCACTCCCCTTCGTCTTTCTGACCATATTTCCATATACAGCGGCATCTATGATTTCGTTCCAATCCGTTCCTCGCCCCTTGGCTTTGGAGAGGGCTACGAGTATATGCTCTCTCAATGCGACTGCTGATGTTTGATCGACGACGAACCCTGACCAATTGAGATGGACACCCGTCTTTATGAGCTCCCCACACTTTTTGGGTGGAGAGATGGAGATGAGACAATCCTTACCACCATGGCGTTTCACCTTGTCACAAATAACCTTGCAAATATCTTTGATTTCATCGAGGTCTAGGGCTTCTTTGTCTTTGTAATCTATATCCACGAAAAAGTTATATTTCTCACTCTTCTGTTCGACCACATATAGTCTCTCACCTGACTTAACAGCTTCTATGTACCGATCATAAAAGTCATTCAATTTATCAAATGGCACGGAGAGGACACCACCGTCCATGAGCACATGTGATAGATTGGTTGCATTGTTAAATTTTTGATCTGCGCACCAACTCTTAAACATACTTACCTAGGTTACATATCTAATCTCTAAACCACCTCATACATGAGACATCCTGATATTCTTTACCTTGGGAAAGTTCTTTCTTTATGGTTAAAAGTTCGTATAGTGTTTTGGATTCGTTCTCTTCTATCCACTTGGTAATTTCCTCTTCACAGAAACCCCTGTTCTTATCGAGAAGTTGTCCGATCTGCATCATGATGTACGCCTTGGACTTCATTATTTTATAGAGAATGTTTTTCTATTCAAAGAACTTATACACGCGTAAAATTGAGGATTCTTTATGACATTATCGATAATGAGATTCCAACGCTTTCGTGAATTGAATTCATCGAGAGTATCATAACTCATATAATCGTTTTCATCATATGTTTTCCTGATGGGTTGTTTTAAAATTTTTTTTAGATTTGTTTTGTGTTTTTCCTCGTAAAACTTTTTAAGTTGTGACTGTTGCTCAGATCTCGAGTAATTCACGAAGAATATAAAAACATTATATTCAAGATCCACCGTTGGACTCTCCTTTACGGTAAACTTAAATTCGGTGTATTCACCACTCTTTAGGGATACGACACCCCTAGTCTCTTCCTCGAGTTCCCTGAGGGCACATCGGAGGGGATTAAAAATCTCCCTCCGCCTGCATCCACCAGTCACAAAAATCCAATCCTTGAATCTCCAGTCCCTCACCGTAAGAAACCTTGGTTTCCCATCGACGAAGCTAACCGGTACTGCAATCGCTTTGTACTTTTTCATTGCGCATTCGCAAGTTATAGTATGACGATATGTTTATTCCTTCTCTTTGGCCACAGTCTCCTCCTCTTCCTTTTTGGGTTCTGGGACAGGTTCTGGGACAGGTTCTGGGGCACTGAGATGCCGAACCACCTGAGACGAGAAATTTTTGAAAGAGTTCATTTCCTGTTTGGTCTTATTGAGTTCCTTGAAGAGGAAGATAATACCTATAGCGCATACGATAGTGGCTATCATCATGACTGTATCTCGATTAACGGGAATCATTTATACTGTAATAGATCACTTTCTTTTTAAGCAATTGCACCCATATGAGCTTTACCTGGTGTGGGACACTCATAAGGTGACTGTGCAAATTGGACGGCTTGGTAATGCGTAGATTCACACGATTTTTCGGTTGGTGGGGTGGGCTGCCCAACAAACTTTTCGAGTGTCCTGGAAGTAGGATCGTACGTCAATACAAAAACGATGGCTAGGAGGAAGACAACCTTCCAAATCATTTACTAATTAGTTAGAATATAAAAGTCCACCCATCCCATTTTCAATGCGGAGGACGTTGTAGTTCACAGCGTAGATGTCATCGCTGGAGCTGGCCGTATCATTGACGATACGAGCCGAGTCAAGACGGGAGAAGTTGAGCGAACCGGTGGGTTGGAGCTTACCAGTCTCGAGGCAGAATGGGTACGTGAAAAGTTTGGTACCGGGGGCGGAGCTGCCGTGGGAAGTATGGTAGTAGAGGGGAACCGCGGTGAAGTTGGGGTTCGCAAACTTGTAGTCAGCCACGTCGGTACCGTTGATCTGGAGCTTGAGTTTGTTGGTGTCACCGAGCATGGTCACACCCCCAGTCTTAGCCGCCGCCAGGTACTTGATGGGATGGTTGAAGTTAAGCTCCTGGATCTTGGAACCGGAGGCAACCGCCTTTTGCACCTGGGTGATGAGCATGTTCTGGGGAGAGCCCGCGAACATCTCGCGTTCCTGGGTATCGAGGTACGCGTAGTTGGCATAGACTTCCCACTTGTAGGTATCCGCGGCGGCACCCCAAGTGATGCGGAGCTCCACATCGTGGTACTGGAGGGAGATGAGGGGGAGGGCGGTCTGCCAGTTCTCACAGAAGGCGAACCGGAGAGGGTAGAACCGTTCGTTGGTTGAGCCACCGTAGAGGTCACCAGAGACCGACTTAGCAGAGGAGGTCGCCGAAAGGGTTGGGGCGATGAGGGTCGAGTAGGTCGAGTCCTGGTCATCAATCACCTGACCACCGATGAGAAGCTCCACCTTAGAGATGGCAGTGGTCCAATCGGGGACGGTGTTGGATTGGGTACCATCAGACTTGATAGGCATGAGGTAGACATAGTTGAGCATGTCCCCCTTGCGCTCGAAGCGGATGGTGGACATACCGTTGTTCGAGACGTTGCCTTGGATGACCTGACGCTCGACAGTTTGGGAAAAATTTGTGTGACGCTTGTACGTAGACCGGAAAAAGCTGACTTCGGGCTGACCGACAAGGTGCACATCCTGGGCACCGACAGCAACGAGTTGGGCAATACCACCAGACATTTTATAATATAGTGAGACTTTATTTTTAAGCTGTCAAGTTCGTAGAACTTTCCTGGCTTAGATACAAGTGACTTCGTCACTTGGGAACGTGGTTTCTTACAAACTGGAACTCAATTTGTAAGAAGTGTGAAGCGTTGATTGGAAAGAGGGTTTACGGTGTGGGGACGGCGGGCCACTCAACACCGGTGAGGTTCCCATCTTCATCTAGAGTAGGTCGGGCCGTCGTGGGAAGATCTCTAAGGGCTCGGCGGTAGTCTTTCCAATCTTGAATATCTTTTACCAAATTATGTGGATAATCTGAGGTCATGTACTTATCACTCTTATCGAGGAGAGCGTTCCGTTCCTCCCTAAACTGTTTGATCGCCTCGACGTTCATGAGTTTGTAGAGTGTATATTCATAGTATGAATCTATGGGTTTTGTAAAATTCCCGTTATCAAAAATAACACTCTCCCATGTGGTGCCGTCAGACGTATAGGGTACACCGGGACACATTATTTCTAAAGCTTGAGCAAGCATATACTGTATCGTGAGAATTTATAATTTTGTTATTATTACCCAACCTGCCTCACCGGCTGCACCGTTGTAAGGATTACCCAAGAAAGAACGCTGTGTAGCGGTGGTCATGATCCATGATGACGCACGACCGTACCCACCCATATTAGAATAATATGCACCCCCGGCCCCACCGTACCCACCTCCACCACCCGGGCTATGATCCTGACCAGCCCCACCACCACCAAAACCACCTTCACCGAGTGTCGGTTGATTTAATGCCCCTCCTTGAGCTCCAACATGAGGTCTCCTACCGCGTGTATTATGGGCCGTTGGGTTTCCGTCAGCACCCCACCCTGCACCACCACCAGATGAATTTACGGACTGAGCACCCCCATTACTACTAGTTCCCTGTGTAGCCCCATTCCCATGCGCGCCAGTATCCGAATAATTACCATACTCACTCGTACCCGTACCACCCCCTGCGATGAGGTATATATCATTCGTTGAAGTAGTAAAGTTTTGCTTGAGAACCCATGTAGCGCCACCACCCCCATTCGACGCACCTGGACTGGGATGTGGATAACCGGTTGTGATGGTCGTCGCCATTCCTCCCTGTCCAACAAGAATGTTTATTTTTGTTCCCTGTGTCAAAGCAAAATCTGCTTGGACTCGTGCACCCTTACCAGGTGAGGCGGCGGGGGAGACAGGGGCGTCACCCCCCATAGCTCCCTGTGCCTGGATCCTGTATGTTGCCGTGGCTGGTACGGTCCAGAGCTGAAACCCATTCCGATACACACCTCCATTATACTCAACCCCCAAATTAAAAAATGATGAATCAGTCATGTCCCAAAAGGGTGGTGGGTACCCATGTGAATTCGCGTTTGTGTCATAATCAGCATGAGCCCTGATCTCATTGAGGGACGGACCGTCCCGTCCCGTCTTACCAGCGTTCGTGAACTTGAATGAGGTAAAGGGGAAGAGTCCTGTGAACCCCACAATACTGAATGTTCTATCCAGGGTCGCTCCAGACACAGTATCAGTGACTCGGAATGTTACGGACGTCGTTCCCACCGCCCCGATAGTACCTGTTATCGCACCCGTACTCCCGATAAGAGAGAGACCCGATGGTAAGTTATTCGCAGGTATAGAGTATGTCACACCGCTACCCCCAACGTCGTCTGTAGCCGCTAATTCCGTATTATTCGCGGA